GGATAAAGAACCACTTATACCATTTGAAGTTCCAAGAGTTGAATTTGCAATTGATACCGTTGGATTTATAAGGTAATTGTTACCTGTTGCAACTTGTATTACATCTATAATAGTTCCGCTTGGATTGGTAACAATTTGACCAATTGCTCCCGAACCACCAGTATTAGATGTATATATTACAGTATCATTATTACTATAACCCGAACCACCATTATTAATTAATGTGCTTTGTATTCCATAATTGCGAGCATATACATTAAGAATATCACTTGGTAAAAAATATTGTTGTGAATTAGCGCCTGCAGAAATATATTTGACAAACAGAGTATTTAAATTTGGATTTTGAGTTTGTAAACCATTTTGAGTATTTAAAACAATAGCAGATACATTTGCGGCATTTTGTATAATGCAATTCGCAAATTCACTAATATTTACAGGTTCACCATTAACCTGAAGATCCATCACTTTAACATAGAAATATGAACTATCAAATGTAAAGGCACAACCTTTAATGATTGTACCATCAACATATATAGAATCACCAAATTCTGCAATTTGATTTTGAAGAATTGATTGAAGTTCGTTTAATTCGCGGGCTTGAATAGCTGTACTTGCTCTAAAAAGAACATCGTAATACTTATTATTTGAATTATAGCTGTTCCAAAATGGAAAAGTGTCTAAATTAGTTTCTAAAGCCAATGTTAATTCTTTCTATCAATATTTCAATTATTTAGTTAAAAACCAATTAAAACCCAATTACAAGTTTAATTAATTCGGATGTATTTGCAGTTCTTTGAATAGGAACCATATTTTCAATATATAATATTTCTCCAGAATTTTTTATAATATCTCCCGAAAGTATTGCATTAATATTAGCCGAAGTAAAAGAGTTTGAACCAATTATAGAATCTGCTGTGTTACCCGAAGTTACATCAAATACTCCCCGTACATTTGTAATTGCCATAAATGAAGAATTAGATTCATCCACAACTCCATTTGCAAATGTATCCAATTGTGTAACAATTTCATTGTTGACAAAAGATCCCCCTCCATTTAACGTAATATTAAAACGAGTTCTTTGATCAAAAGTATTAAATTGTTTAACTACGCCATTATTAGTAATAGCTGTTACAATTGCGCTTGCATTACTTGATTCACCTGTAATAATCTGACCTTCGACAAAATTATCTGTAGCATTTGTAATATTTATTATTGAAGATACCATATTAATAACAGTTGAGTATCCCGTAGCATTTGTATTAGTTTGTTTTATAATTTCATCTGCTTGAAATATACCAACAGTATTTGCAAAAGTTAATTGAACATTAGCAAATAAAGGATTACTTAATAGACCAAAAGTTCTAAATGTTGTATTAACAGGTATAGTTTGACTTTCTGTATTTGCAAAAGTTAAAGATATTCCAACATTATTAATACCCAATTCTTTTGGAATATTTCCACCATGTCCTTCAGATGGTCCAATTATAACTCTTAGTATAGCATTATTTGGTTGTAATAAACTTATAAAACCAGTATTTGATACAACAGTAGCATTTGCCCAACTATAGTTTTGTCCTTTGTTTGCTATTTCTATTGAAGCTAATGTATTTGAAGAAGCATTAACTATACCTCTACCTTGAAATCCTGTTCCATCCCCAACAATCATTACCATAGGCGATATTTCATATTGAGACGTTAAATCTGGAGTCACGGAAAATGGTTGATCGACTATTACATTTTTAAAGCCGCCCGAAACTATATAATCATCAATCATTCTTTGTTGACCCGAACCTGTACCACCAACAATTTTAATGGCACTTCCATTAAAGAAACCTGTGTTTGTTGATGATGTTGGATCAATAGTAAATATTAGAGAATTTGAACCAACTGCAATAAATTGGAAAAATCCATTGGCATAAGCATTAAAATTCGAACCACCATTTTCTACAATAATAGTATCTATAGCTCCCGGAACTGCATTTCCCGATGTATTTGAATTTGGAAGATAGGGAATGTAATCTACTGTAGCAAAATTTGAATATGTGGTATTATCAACACTATAAAGATATTTCCATTGATAACCATCTGCTGTAAAATAAAATAAATCATTTTCAGATGTTGAAGCTTTTGTTGGGGGATATGTTGATGGAATACCACCATTATTATTTAAACATTCAAAAACATCATAAGAAGTATTTGAATCTACTGTAACTATAAAATTTGTATCCAATAAATTAGAATTTTGATCATCATAAAAAGCATAAACCGTATTGCTTACCCACAAATTAAGATTCGTCATTAACAATACATTATTTGATGTAAGTTGTTTAGCAAACAACATATTATCCCATATTGTAAATACTGTTTCATTTAAAGAAGTATTTGGAGCAGGAGGATTATTATCATTTTGCCAAGGAATATTTTGACCAGCAAATATATAATAAGAATTTGCATCAACAGTATTAATAAAACTGTTGGCAATAATTGTTCCGAAATTTGATGTTATTAAATTTGGCATTTTTATAATTCCTGATTGATTGAACTATTTACAAGAGAGACTGGTGCATTTTGAATATTGGATTGTATAATAGTTTTTCCAAATACTTCTGTTCCCGAAATGTGTAATATTTTTTTGACTATGTCTGCATAACGATCAAAAGATATCGAAGTTTGTATTTCATAAGAAAATACTTGATAATAATAATCATCTTGTATATATTTATCGGAATCCAAAAATCCTTTAGTTGTTGTCCAATTACCTGTGCCAGTTCCTTGATTTGTCACGGATGCAATTCCAGTAATTTCAAAAATATTAGTATTATTGGTAAGAGTTAAAACTTCTTGATTTTTATAACTATAACCGCTATCAATAATTTCTGCACTTGTTGCAATACCATTGGCAGTTACAACATTGGCGGTAATTATAGCATTATTACCCATCGCCAAAGAATTTTGATCAATTTCTACTGCAACTATATTAGCAGTAGCTCCTGAAGTTACTCCAATTAGTTCACCACCTGAACTAAAAGATTCAAATAATGAAGTTCTTTTTAATAAGTATAATACATTATTTGAATAATCTTTAACAAATCCTTTGGCAGTTGTTATAAGATCGAAAGACGATACGTTAGTAACATTTGCTGTGGCATTTGTTACATTACCAATAATTTTTGTAGCCGTATTTGTAGTATTTATGTAAATTCCAGAAACATTACTTAGTCTAATTGTTGTGGAATCTGTATAAAATACTGTACCAACAGTATTTCCTTGTGTTACTAATTCTCCTACTTGGAAAGAAGTATTTCCAGAAATGCCAGAATATATTAATTGAGGAGTAATCGCAGAAAAGCTTTGTGTTATAACTTCACCAATTTGAAAAACTCCTGTAGTATTGCCAAGTTCAAGAATAAAATCTTGAGCATTTAACCCCGCAACTAAAGGTTCTATCACAAGTACAAATGATGCTTCGTTATAATTTTGACCGGGTGAAATTCCTGTCAAAGAATTTATAGTTCCAATTGTTATAGGTTCTGAGGTGAATAATGAATTTAAAATAGTATTTTGATTGCCATACGGATCTTTTGGAAATCCATAACCAAATAATTGATTGATTTGATAATTAGCACCACTTCCATGAGGAATAGTTATGGATGTAACATTTCCAAAATAATTACTACCCAAATTTGTAAGATTTATTGCTGCTAATCCACCCGAACTATTAGTAGAAACATTTCCTATTGCAGCATTTGAAGAATTTAAAATTGCAATTAAATTCGCTCCTGAACCTGCAGAAGTATTGGCTGTAATAATAGGAGGACTTGAATAATATTGACCATTACTTCCCATTACAAAAGATACTATATTTCCCGTTGAATTTGTAATTACTGTCGCGGTCGCACCATAACCAGTATTAGAAGTAAAAATTAATCTTTCACCATTCGCGTAATGTTGACCTGTTGCTACAATAAGTATTGTAGCAACACTTTCCCCACCTCCATTAAATGTTACTATATCATTATTAACATATCCTGTACCACCATCATAATTTATGGCTGTTATAGTAGCATTGACTGTAGAATTTGCTTGAACAGTATTAGCAGTTGTAAATGTACCAGAATTAGCATATATTGAAATTATTGTACTATTAACAGCATAAACAGTTCCTGTAGCAATTATTGCTGTTGAATTTGTTTGGTAGATGTAACTATTAACAGCAAATGTTCCATTATTTGTTCCAATTGTTAGTTTTTGACCAATTGTAACATTAGCAACCAAACCAACACCACTACCTTGCCCGTTTAACTTTATATATTTGTAAGGAACATTAGCAACATTTACTCCATTAAGAAAATCGGTATTTAAATATACAGTTTCTGTGTCAGAAATAGAACCAATCTCAAAAGTTGCACCAAAACCTGTCGAATTTGAACTTATATTAGCAGTAGTATTTGTACTTAAACCATATATATAAGCATTATTACCAGGATAGAAAGAATTAATTTGATTTATTATACCAATGCTATTACTTGTAAAACCAATAACATTACCACTTGCAGAAACATTTGCTTCTAAAGATATAAGAGCAGTTATAGTATTTCCTGTTGTTCTTAGAGTATCGGCAAAATAAAAATTATCATAATTTGAATTGGTTTGTATAATTAAAGAACCATTTGCACCATTTTGTATAACATTAACAATTGTCCCGGTTGCTTGAGGAATCCATGTACCCGAAGTCCAACCAATAACATTTTGTCCAACTGTAAAATTACCATTAGATGAAAGAAACGCAACATTAGATAATCTTTGCTCAATTGTTTCAAATATTTCAAAAGAAAGAGAAGTATTTGAATTTTGAACATTTGACATCAATAAAATAGTATTGGAAACTAAAGCTTCGGCGTTTAAAGAATATCCCGAACCACCATCTTCAAGATCAAAATTAACTCGACCTGTTGCGTTTGTTATTCCGGTAATTCTAGCTAAACCTTGTTTACCATATTCAGATGTTACATTAAAAATTTCACCGATAATATTATTGGCTCCCCCATTTTCAATAGTTATATTATTAAGAGAACCAATAATGGTGGGACAATTTAAAAGAGAACCATTTGCAGTAATAAGTTCGCCCGTTACAAAATTTCCTTCTAAATTCGAAAGATAAAGGACATCAAAATAAGCGCCTTGGGTACTTTTTCTTGCGAAAGATTCAACAAATGCCGTTGCTCCCGAAGAACTTCCTGTAATTTGTTGACCGATGAATGATGGTGTAATATCTGATATTGATACTTCCAAATATATTGGTACTACCCAAGTTCCATCGGAAAGTTTTAATATATCATCACCGGGAATATAAACCGAAGCTTCCACTCCATATAAAAGTTGGAAGAATAATTTAATACCAGCTTCAGTTCCTCTTACATTGTAAAAATCCGAAGAATGTTTTATAAAATTTCGAACATTACCAATAGTTAAAGATGGAAGATCAACAAGATATGTATTTTTAAAATGTACAACAAATTCATCAACTGTTGCATCTATATCTCTAAGATTAATTAAATTAGATGCTTGACCGTAGGGAGATGTTTCAAACCATTCATAATAAGCCTCAACAAACGCAATTAAGTTTTCACCATCTTCTTGATAGATTTGAGGAAATTGTTGTTTAATTACATTTGTGATAGGTATTGGATTATATGTCATTATCGTTTTTGGGGAACCACATTAATAATTATGTTACTTTGATCCACAGCTAATATTGTATTCATTGTTGCTGTTATATCTTTACTAAGTGTTTTTGCAAATAATTTAATAGTAGAACCAAATATTTGTTGAAATGTTATTGGAAATATAGTAATAGTTCCTGTAAGATAATTAATAGTTCCCGCAACTTCTACTTTTGAAGTAACTCCTGTAGTAGATGTTGTATTAATTAGTAAATTACCCAATCCATCATCTGCAAATTGACATACAGTATTATTAAATTTAAAATTAGTAGAGGATATACAATCATCCGTAGATAATTGATTAGCAAAATTTATAGTCCATGATGTATTAGCTAATGCTGAAGTATTTAAAGGTATACTTAAAAGTACAGTTGTATCATCACTATTAATAGAATTATCAGACGCATCAATTAATGTCGTTAGATTGCTGAACCTAAAAGTAATATCAAAATCTTCTAATTCTGCAGAATTATAATCTAATATTGTTTGTAAAACTTCTGCTTCAATATCTGTTTGTGAAAGAGATGTTAAAGTATAATCGTAATATACTGTTGTATTAACATTAAGATAAAAATATTGTGGTTCTATAAAAACGGGATTTATAAGAGTTGGATTAATAGTTTTTATAAAATTGAAGTATTTTTGTTGATTTATTTGTGGAACACCTGTTGAATTTGCTAAACTAATACTAATTAATACTGTTCCATATTGAGGTGGATTTACTAATTGTCCTCCAAAAGAATTAATTGCTTTTATTTCTGGGAAAGTATTCTTTAATATTACTTTATAATCATCATCAGTAAAAGCTCTTCCTCTTGTTTGATTAAGTCTTGGTGCATAATATCTAACAGATTCAATATCTTCTTCAATATCCCCTCCAGATGCAGAAGAAGAAGTTGTAATAATTACGTTTGAATATCCCCCAATTGTCGAAGCATTAACAAAAGTATTCGCTCCATTTGGTGCGATCCCCGAAGAAACTATATAAAGAACTCTAACAAGAGCATTAATTCCTGGACTATAACCTGTAACTCCATCACCAAAACTTATTTGATATAAACCATTGAAATCTTGTTGTATAAAATATACATTAGATGTGGCAGTTAATCCTACTATACTATTAGTATATGTATACTCAACTTCTGGTCCATTTTCTGTTATGAATACTGATATACTTGTAGTATCTACATTGGCGTTTGATAAATCATAAAATTGATTTTGAGCATTGGATGTAATAGTAAATACATCTTGAATTGAAAAACCTTCATATAAAGGAACATTATTTATTATATATTGATTATTTGATGAATTTATTACATAAGCTTCATCAGTAGAAAATGAAAAAGATTGATTCCCAATTGAAGATGTAAATAATGTTCCCGCAGGAACTATAATAGAACCAGGATTATCATTTGGATATATTTGAATATTAATATAAGAAATTGCTGATCTAGATGATCTAGGAGTATATCCAAGTTCTTTTGCTCGTGATATAATAGAAGATTGAAGTTGAGCCGTGTCAATGAACATCTCTGAAGCAACCATATTAGTAAGGAATGCATTTTGATATGTATTATAACTAAGAAGATCTAATACTACCGATAAACTCGATCCTTCAAAATTATAATCTTGAAATTGATCTTGGTTTTGTAGATAGTTTTTAAGTGATCCCCTTATTGAAAAGAAATCTGGCGCAGTTAACAATAAGGCATTATTAGAAGGTATATTATTAGCCATTAATTTATCTCAATCTAGAAAGGGTTATATTAAGTAGAACAGGATTTGGAATATTTAATATTGTAAAAATTACACTTATATTATAAGCATCATTTGAATAATCTGGACTTACTGTTACTGTTAAATTATCGACTCTTGGTTCATAATTAGTAATTGTTTCTATTATTGCATTTTGTATATTATTTTGTGTAACAAGAGTCATAGGTTCAAAAAGAAAATGCTGTATAGAACCGCCAACAAGAGGCTGAAAAAAACGTTCTCCTCTGTTTGTCATAATCAAATTATAAATTGCTCTTTTAATAGATCCTTCATCTATAAGACGAATTAAATTACCTGTTACTGGATGAACATCGAAATTATTACTAAAATCTGAATATGTGGGTGAGCTTTGTATCATTTGATATTTATATCAAAAATTAAATATTGTTTGCATTTACATCACCATCGACATTAACGTCTCCAACAACATTGATATCATTATTAATAGTCATTGTTCCATCACAAGTAACATTTACATCATCCGCAAAGTGAACTGTAGTTGTTCCAGCAATAGTTAAAATAGAATCTGAACCATTTATAGAATAGTTTTTACCAGCAACTTTTGTAATAAGATCACCGTCGGGACCAATATTTACATACGTTCCCGATTTATGAAATACTTCAATGAATTCATGACCGGGAGTGTCATTCACTTGTATTGCATGGCCCGAAGATGTTGTTAATACTTTATTATTTGGATATGTTACTGAATAATTATCTGCAGGTTCTTGAGCGCCTCCTCCTTTTTTGAGTATTTGTGTTCCGATAGCAAGAGGAGAAATATCAGATTTACCATTTGGAGTTCCAGGAAACGATGATAATATTTTTGGTTGTTGATAGTGATTTCCATCGAGAAAAAACCCAAAACATAAAGCTCCATTAGAAATTCCCGTTGGACTTTGACCAATTCCATTTGTTGAACTGTTTGATGGATCTTGACCAACCGAAGCCCATGGAAGTGTACTTGGAGGAACTTGTGAATGATCCTGTGAATGAATATTAAAAATTCTTACTTGAACACGTCCAAGTTGAAGAGGATCACCTAAATTATTTTCGACAAGCCCGCACCACCATACAAAATTACCATCCGCCCCAAATTGATCGTGTATTTCTGACTTCATTATATAACTTTCCAACCACGATGATTATTTTGTTTTTGTTGTATAACATATAATAAAGCATCAGTTCTTAAATTTTGATTTTTGTATTTTTGACATAATTCATATCTAGTACAAGTTTCTTCATCAAAATTGTTATGAAAAAATTTATGTACTATTTTATTGTGATTATTTTTAAATGTTTTAGGTCTTTTATATATTATATCTTTAGACCAACCTTTATGTGAACCTTCATTTTTTTTAATTATATCACATAATCTAGATAATGATAATTTTTTATTTGAATATATTTCTATTAATTCTTTCGCGTTACAAAATATACTACCATGTTTATTATGTATCCAATTAATTTTTTTATAATAATTATTATAATCACGTTTTGTATATTTTTTATTTTTATTTGAATATAGTACCCAACCTTTATGATTAGATATAAAACCATTTATAACTTTTAATAGTTGTTTTATATCTAATTTTTGTTCTTTATACTTTTTTCTTAATTCAAATCTTTTACATTCTTCTATACCATAAATTTCATGCCAAAATTTATGTATTTTATCTTCTTTTAAAATATTTTTTGGTGGAAAATTACCTCCTATTTGAATGTTATAAGTATCTTCTCTTATAATAAATTCTTTATTAACAATTATAGATTCAACACAATATGCGTCTTCTTCATTAAATCCATAAAATAAAATTTCTTTCTTAAAATTTTCTTTGCCATATATTTTAATATCATTTAACAAATAATTACTAGAACCAAAATACTTATCCATTGGATCTTTAGTTGTATGAACTCCAACATATATTTTATTATTGATTAAATTTGTGGTTTGATATACAGTATTATAAATCATTTTATATAACTTTTGTTGGAAAACCAAAACGAAATGCTTCTATGGTATTTATAGCTTGTCCTCCACTAATACCTAATCTAATATTTCCTATAATATACAATCCCGTTGCTTGATTATCTACATTTGGACTATTGACACGAACAGGAAAAATAAAATTTATTATATCCCCTGCTTGTATTTGTGTATCCCCCGGAGTGTTGAAACTAATTTTATTTTCGTTTAACATTGATGCATACAATTTATGTTGACCATATTGTTTAGGAAGAGCACTTGCATTACTGGTATCTAAAGGTAACATATAAGTAATCGGAGGAACTGATCCGGTATTTGCAAATGCTGTACTATGTGATGGATTAAAACTAGAAGCAAATGGCTGTTTAATTAACGTTGCAGCATCATTATAATTGGTATCTACATTACTAATACTTTTATTTAAAAAGTCAAATACAACAGTTCTTGAATTAATACCACCCGAATTTATAAGATGGGTTGTACTAGCTTTTGAATCAATAGTTAGATTTGAAGCATTTCTAAGTTGACTTCCAAGAACTGTTACTGATCCACTATTATCACCTGCTTTTGGAAGATAGGAATCTGCAGTAAATATTAAGTTATTAGAATTAGCTTTTCTTTTATTTATTAGATATTCATAAGTAACAAAATGATAACCAGCCATATCTTCAAAGAATACATAAGGTGAATTATAAGTTGGACTCACTGCTCTTTTACGAAGAAGTTCTATTCCTTCCCAACAATTTAAAGAAGGTATTATTAAAGTTTCAATACCTTTTGACATTTCAACTTCAATAATTTGTTTAGTTTGTACTTTTGAAGTTAATATACCTTGGACAATGCTTGATATATTTTGATTAAAACCCTGAGCTACTATTGTTGTAATTGCATTATATTGATCGGCTGAAGCAAAGTTTAATCTAAAATTAATATGAGAACCATTTTCATCATAATCTAAATTATCTATTCCATATACATAAAATGTTTTGGAAATTTTATTTCTATTGGGTGTTTGTACATCAATTGTTAAACTTTCTTCCCCCAGCATAGGAAGGTTTTGTAAAAGGCCGGAACTATCAGAAATTGTTATACTTCCTAGCATAGTAGGAGCAAATAAAGTTTGATATATTTCTAATTGACCATAAATTCCTGTAATATCAATAGTTTTTTTAGAAACAAGACTGTTTAAACTGATAGTATTAATTTGTATGGCATTAACACCACCAAAAGCATTAGGACTGTCCATTAGTAAACAATTCTCTTAATACTGAATTTAATTGTGTTGAATATGTTTTATCAATTAACATAATATTTCTTTTGGCTTCATTTATGTTAAATTCATTATCATATTGCATTACTGGTTGCCAATATATTTGTTCGTTTGAATTTAATAAAGTAAATGCATCAGGAGTTATAACATAATTTCCGTTAGTAAAAGCATAATTTTGAAATTGAGAGTTATATAGCCAATAACGAAGTTGATTGGGAGCTAATTCTGAATATTGACCAGAACTAATATTATTCACATTTGTTTTTAATATATAATGATCAATAGTAGAATATGTTGTGTATATACTTCCATATTTATTATTAATATAAGATTCTAATTGATCTTGTGTTAACGGCCATTGAGTTGTTTCATCATTTATATTATTAGCTAATCTTACTAACCAATCTAAAGTAGGATCACCATAATAATATCCAGCAATAGTATCAGGTCTGTCACCATCTTCTATAGTATAAGGATGATAAACTGTTCTATTATTTACAAAACTAGAATCAAGTTTTACTCTTGTTAATATATTAGGAGCAGATTTTCCAAAATATTGTATAATTGGAATATATTGGAAATATGACAATTAAAATCCTCCAGTAGATTGTGAAGGTATTGGAACAGAATTTGCAGAAGATGCTGCGGAAGCTTGATTTCCAAAACCATCTACACTTCCGTTTGTCAAAGACGATGTACTAAATCCATCATATGCAGTTTGTGAAGTATCATCGAATGAATCTCTAGTATTATATGATGTTTCTTGACAAGAAATTGACATTTCTAGAGTTACGGGTTCGGATGATGTTTGATAAAATGATGGCATACCACCTGGAGCATAATTTGTACTCAGTGATTCAATAACAACGGGTCTAAGTGGATATAAAAATACCGATCCTGAAGGTGTTGTACCAATAAATTGTATTAAACATTCAGAAGGATAAGTTAAAAGTGCAGATAAATTAGAACCAAATGTTCTGCTTGGATGCATTGCTCTTTTAATTATAGCAATAATTTTTTTAATATTTTGACTTTCTTGAGAACTTCTTGGGGTAATTGACCAACTAAAATTATGACTTTTTAAAGTTGGTCCTCGAAATAATACCGCAAGATTTGGATTGACTGCAGTTCCTGAAGCAAGATCATATAATCCCGAAGCATTTACACCAAAAGTCGCCCCGGAATCTGTAAGTTGTTTTGCAATTACTTTACCAGCAGCAATACCCATTTCCGAAGCATCTGTTTTTAATTTGTTTAAATTATTGGGATCAAGAGAAGAAATAGCTTTTCCAACATCTTGTCCAATTCCCATTAAATCAGTAACTACTCCAGCTAAACCACCAAGTTCAGTACTCTCATAATTAACTCTAAATGTATCAACAAGAGTAGAAGGAATGGGAAGTTGAATTGTTGCAAATGAACCTTTTTTGGCGATTTGATTTGCTATACTTTGACCATTATCATTATAAATATTTTGAAGAGGTGTTGTATTTGATCCTTGTGAAACTGGAGAAGTTGTTGATCCAAATGCAGTTCTATAATCGTAGAAATTAAGAGACATATAAAAATTCCCAATATCAGCAGGAAATGATACCGATTGAATGTTTAAATTTGCTTTGGCTGCTGCAATTAAAGATGAGGCTGTAGAATCTGTCAAAGAAATACCTAAATAGTTGAAGAAATTAATCTTACTATTTAGGTCAAAATAAAATATATGGCAAAATACCAACAAGGGTTTTTTAAACCTCTTCATCCCGAAAAGTATAAAGGTAAAAAAGATATAGTTTTTCGTTCAGGTTGGGAACGTAATTTTATGTTATGGGCCGATCAACATAAAGATGTAATTAGATGGTCAAGTGAGGAAGTAATACTACAATATCGACATCCTGTAACAAATCGGCTTCATAGATACTTTCCCGATTTTTGGATTGAAAAGTTGGATAGAAATGGCAATTTGGAAACATTATTAATAGAAATTAAACCTTTGGCGCAATGCAAACCACCAGTACTAAAAAATTGTAAAAATGGTAAGCCTCGTAAAAATCAAGTTCATCAAATTATTACATATGGGGTAAATCAAGCAAAATGGAAAGCTGCCCAAGCTTATTGTGATAAAATGAAATGGAAATTTCAAGTATTAACAGAGAAAGATCTTAACTTATTATAGTCCAACCCTTATGAGTATTTCTTCCTTGTATATTTTTCGTTAATTGTTTTATTTTTCCATCCATATAATCTAATTGCACAATGAAAATGTGAAAAATATCCTTTATCATTTTTATTATTCGATGAGCTTAAATGTCTACGTTTTCTTTGTTCTAAGTTATTAGTATAACCTATATAATTCTTTCCATTGACTCTATTTGTTGCTTTATAGACTATATAAATACTCATGCTGGATATCTCCTTAGTCGTTGTTATCTAGAGTCCTCGATGCTCGATACATGTGGAGGATATTCTTTTTATTTATATAAATATCAAACAACAAAAGAGAAACTATATAAATGAAACCTCCTTTTTTAAAAAATGAACCTGGAGACAATATTTTTACCAAAATATTGAGAGAGGGTGCTGATAAAGGTATATTAAATCAAGCAACTTCTGAAGCTAGAAAATGGTATATGGATCGTGCTAAAGGTGTTCCAATGGTTGATGAAAATAAACTTATGAGTTCAGATCCAACAAGATTTAGACAAATAATTGTTCCCGGAAGAATGTACCTTTTTGCTTATGATCCAAAACATAAGAAAACACTTCCTTATTATGATACACTTCCTCTTATATTTCCAATAAGTATGGGTAATAGTTATTTTCTTGGTTTGAATCTTCATTATCTTCCATTAAATTATCGTGCAAAATTGATGGATGCTTTATATTCTTTATTGAACAATAAGAAATTTGATGAATCTACTAAAGTACAATTAAGTTATAAAATTTTAAAATCGGTACAAGAACTTCGTTATTATAAACCATGTATTAAAAAGTATTTGAAAATACATGTTCGTTCGAGATTTGTTAGTATTGGTGCAAACGAGTGGAGTATTGCCATGGCGCTTCCTTTGGCTAGATTTGAAAAACAACCTGTTACTCGTGTATATTCAGATAGTGTTAATATGATAAATTATGGAAAGACAAATACTCTTCCAAATCTAAAACCTAGAAAGCCTACATAAATGAAAAATTTTAAAACATTTATACTTAATGAATCAATTCTTATTAAAGATGATAGAAAAGAACCTATGGAGCCATTTGATGTTCTTCATAGTTCATATCATGGTGTAGATTCAAAATATGAATATGATAAAGATCATAGATATCAAAAAGTCAGAAATAGTGATGTAATAC